TCTAAACTCCACGCGCGCGGAGCGCGTCGACCTAACATTGGCTTAACCTGCATTGCGTACATTGGCGCACTTTGTGCCGTGCGAAGCACGAAAGCACAAAGTGTGACAATAGCAATGTCAGGTTGAAGCAGTTGTTGTACAGAAGACTGCCACTACGGAATCGCCTGAGCCAAGGAAGGCGAAGGCGATTGTTCTAAATCTTCCAAGTATTTAAACGATATGGAACTAAATAGGTTTTGTTCCATATTATTAATTTTTTCTTTTGCTACTTTTATAGCTAAATTTGATTGATCTATCCCAATCCATTTACGATTCAGAGATTGTGCTGCAATTAAAGTAGTACCGCTTCCGCAAAAAAAATCGAGTATAATACTATCTTCATTTGATGAAGCAGAAATGATAGTTTTCAGTAAATCTAAATTCTTCTCTGTAGGATAAACTGGATATTGATAGTCTTTGAAATCCCAAATATCTTGCATTTTTTTCCCATCTTTTTCATCTGCGTATATTTTTTTTCTTGGGACTCCATTTGAAGACCACTCTATTAATCCTTGAGCATCAAGCTCTTCCAATAATTTAGGATCACAACGCCAATGGCGTCCTTTTGGTGGTAATAGCCCTTTAAATTCACCAGAAGTTGCACCTGCTTTTGTCTCACCTGGAGCGTGTAAAGGTATTGTTGTATATGCTCTTCCATCAGAATCACGTTTCTTAAATAAACGGTCAACATCATCCTCGGTTAAAACTGTTTTGGGATTATTCCAAATTGGATTTTTACTTTTCGTGTAAAATAAAACCAAATCTTTGATATTTCCGTAAGCCTTTCGATCAAAATTCTTAGGATTACACTTAATTCTTGTTATATCATTCCTAAAATTCTCAATTCCAAATATTTCATCCATGATAATTTTAACATAGTGCCCAATCTTATAGTCAATATGTAAATAGATAGACCCTTTATCTGATAAGAGTTCTTTTGCAAGTATTAGTCTTTCACGTATAAATTCAAGAAATTCAGGACCTTGTAAATTATCTGAATATGCTATTTCATCATTTCCACTCAAACTAATTGTGCTAACGCGATCTTCACTCATTGTGAATGTTGTATTAGTTGCAAACGGAGGATCAATATAGATTAGGTCAATTTTTCCTTTTAAATTGAAATCTTTAATAAGTGCTTGTAGAACGAATAGATTATTACCTTTAATTAGTAAATTTTCACCTGAGTAAGCTCCATTTAATACTGCCCTAGGGGTGTTTTCAATAATTTCTGAGACTTTTTTTTTCCCAGAGTAAATCAACTCCATAAATAATCCTTTACTAAATATTATTATAAAACATAGAAACTTTTTTGTCAATAGCTTAATGTGGCAATAAAAAATGCCCCAGATTGCAAAATTTGGTACCTACAAGCGATTTTGTAGTAGAAGTACGTATAAAGTACATGGTACTGTTAGAAAACGCAACCTTGGTACCACCTTATTCAACCACAGCGAAATGGGAATTTGATATATATAATATTTACTACATATTGACAAAATTATAAAAGTGTGCTACAATTATTAAAATGGAGTAATAAATATGATAAGAGACATTGTTGTGATGGAGTATAAGTAATGCCAGAAATAGATTTTTCCAATCTACCATCAGTAACAAACTATACATTCTATCCATTATTATTTGATGAGAATCCATTAGAAATTTTAATTGGTGGGGCACACAGTGGAAAGTGCTTTGGAAAAGGTACTGAAATAGTAATGGCTGATGGAAGGTTGAAAAGAATAGAAGATATAAAGAAAGATGACTATGTGATGGGGGTGGATTCAAAGCCAAGGAAAGTATTAGGTACAACAAAAGGGTATGGGAAACTGTATAAAATAAAATTTAGAGGGATGGATGAATTTATTGCCAATAAAGAGCATATACTATGTTTAGTTGACAATGAAGAGAATTATTATGAATACAGTATAGAAGAGTACCTGAAAATAAAAAATAAACTGTATATGTATAAAAGTAGTATAGAATTACCTGAAGTAGAAACATTTGATAAACCATATGATATTGGTTTTATGGTAGGAAGCAATAATACTTTAGGTAGAGATAGCACATTTTTTATTCCAGATGAATTTTTATACAATAGTAAGAAAGTAAGAAGTAAAGTATTAGCTGGAATATTTGATGCAAAGACAAATCCAAAGAAAGGAGTACAGGATAAAAGAAAAGATTTCTATGTGAAGAATAAAATATTAGCTGAACAAATTCTGTATCTTGCAAATTCTTTAGGACTATACGTAAATTATACAATAAAAGATGGAGTATACAGAATAAAAATAAAAGGGAATTTGAAAAGTCTACCATGCAAAAAATATAAAGCACATAATATGAAAGGCAAATGTACATTCAAGATTGAGGAATGTGGTGAAGGGGAATATTATGGGTGTATGGTAGATGGGGATAATAAGATGCTGCTTAAGAATTTTGTTGTTACCCATAATTCCTATTTTACTGCACAGAAAATTATTTACAAAATGGTAACAGAAAAAGGACATAGATTTTTAGTAGCAAGAAAAGTAAAGAAGGAAGTAAAGCATTCTTGTTATGATTTGTTAGTACAAACTATACGTAATTTTGGAATGACTGATTTGTTTTCATTCAATAATACAGAAGCAAGCATAAAATGTAAAGTAACCGATAATGCCATATTTAGTGTTGGACTGGATGATGTTACAAAACTGAAAAGTTTTTTTGACCCTACTGATTTTTGGTTGGAAGAAGCAGATCAGGCTACTCCAGACGATGTGAATCAGTTGAGATTAAGGTTAAGGGGTAATACAACTTTTGTTAAACAAGGTATATTAACATTAAATCCAATATGGGCTGGGCACTGGATCAAAAAAACTTATTTCGATGAGCCTAAAAGAGGTGTAACACTGCATCATAGTACCTATAGGGATAATAGGTTTTTGCAAGAAGATGTTGTACGATATTTGGAATCTATTACTGATTCATATTATAAAGATGTGTATGTTGATGGTAATTGGGGAGTATATGGTGGTGTAGTATTTTCAGACTATATTATTGAGGATTTGGATTATAGTTTGGACAGTTATGAAAATTTATTTATGGGTATGGATTTTGGATATAATCATGCTTCAGCTCTTATCTTAGGTGGTTTTAGGGATGGTGAACTATATGTTATTGATGAACTATATGGAAAAGGTTGGACAAATTTACAGTTTATTATGAATGCTGAAGAATATTATGGGGACTTAGGTCATAGTATGATAATAAAAGCAGATAGTGCTGAACCAGACAGAATCGATGAATGGAATAGTAGAGGATGGCATGTAGAAGGTGCAACAAAAGGAATGGGGAGTTTACGGTTCGGTATAGATTTTCTTACAAGACAGAGAATGCATATAGATAAAACAAAATGCCCAAATACTGCAAAAGAGATACAGATATTCCATAGGAAAAAGATAAGAGATAAAGATGGTAATGAAGAATATACTGATGATTTTGTAGAAGTGAATGATGATTGTATTGCAGCATTGCGATATGGCACAGAAGAATTATGGCACGCGGAAGTTTATTCTGGTTTTATTTCAAATTATAGTTTAAGCGATTTAGGTTTATAGGAGATATTTTATGGAACTATTAAAAACTGATAAAGATGTATTAACTACTTCTGATATTCTTTCTATTATAGAACAATATGAACGCAATGAAGTACAGGTATTCAATGTATTATGGAAATACTATATAGGAGAAAATGAAACAATAACTAAAAGAAATCCGACTGATGCAAATACACCGAATGCAGCAATTCCTGTACCGTATGGTAGAAAAATAGTGAATACTTTTTCTGGATACGCTTATAGGCCAAAATATATTACTTATAAACCCACTGAATTAGTAGATGGTTCCCCAACGGGGCCAAAAAATTCAATGGAAGCTATAAATAATCCCGATATAGAATCACATTATCCTGCATATGCAAATTTAATGAATAATTATAATATAAATAATGAGCATATAAAAACAAGCAGAGCTGGAAGAAATACTGGTATTTTTGGAGTTTCTTATGAATTATTGTATATAGATGGTGAATTTACTATGGATAATAAATTGCCAGTAAAGGCAGAAGTAAAATTCTTTACTGTTGACCCACGTGAAATGATACTTCTCTATGACTATAGTTCTGAACCGAAAAAGAAAATAGCAATACGGTTTTATCCAGTAAATAATGGAGCTTATAAAGTAGAAGTGTATTATAAAGACCACATTGAAATTTATAAAAGGTTGAAAAATGATACTTCAAATCAATCTTTTATTGGTAGTAATGACTGGAATCTAGTAAAAGATGCTCCAGACCAACCTAACTTTTTCAATGATATTCCTGTTACAGCATATTACCTCGGTGATGAAAGGATGGGACTTATTAAACCTGTCATTGGACTGATAGATTGTTATGATATGCTTATTTCTGATTCAATGAATGAATTTGACAGATTTGCAAACGCATATCTTATTATGAAACGGTTTGGTATAACAGACCCAATGAAGAAAAAGGAACCTAATGCTATATCAGCGGCACTACAGAATTTGAAAAGATATAGAATAATGGAACATTTGGATAAAGATGCAGATATAAAGTTTTTAACAAAAGATATTCCATATGGGTTTATTCAGTTTATGACAGATTTAGTAAAAAATCAGATTCATATACAGTCTCATGTTCCAGATTTTGCAGTAGAAAAGTTTAGTGGTGCTTCTGGTATAGC